TTCTGACCAAAAATTATAACCAACATCTTGATGGAGCTCTTTGCTGTCTTCTACTTTAAAGGAAATATTATTTTTATTTACTATAATTTCTTTTTGCATTTATAGGAACCATCCTTCACTTCTTCTTCCACCAATATGCGTCACATATGGCTTATCATATATTTCTCCATAAAAACCAAATCTATAACTGTCATTTAACGAGTGAACTTTTGAAGTGAATTCAGATTCGCCACCATGATCTGGCCACCCCATTCTTACGGTAGACATTGGATACAAACAAGGATTTAAAGTAAACAATCTACCATGTTCAAAAAAGCCATCCTTTTGAGTGTAGTCTTCTAAGTGTTGAAAGACAAATCCGCCCACCTCTTCTTCGGGCGGATTAACCGGAGCGCGCACCAAAGCCATTTGAACAAGATTAGGATTAGATTCAAGAAGTGATATAAGATTTTCAATACTGATTTCCTGATTAAACAAGAAGTCATCTTCTAAATGAAAAATATAATCTGAATCACGAGAAACGGAAGTCCATGCTGACTGTACTGCTCCAGCCAAACCTCTTCTAGTTTCATGTGAAACTATACGAAAATCTGGATAATTAGACATTAAATATTGATGATATCTAAGATCTGCTGAATCATTAATTATTATTTTCTCATAAAAATTATAGTTTAAATTTTTACGCATGGACGGTATTGTTTCAGAAATACATGCTTGTCTGCCGTCAGTTATTATTATCAAAGAAACTTTATTCATCACAACTCCATTATTGGGGCTGGGTCATGTATCAATCTGCCCAAATCTCCCTGTACTAAAATATTTTTGTAATACATTTTTTCTAAGCCAGGTACGCCATTTGCTTCGAATTCTTCAAACTCTTGCCACCATGCAGCACCTTTATATAAATCATGATTGCTAGGAAGAGCTTTACACGCTTCATAGGCATTCGTCACTTTTTTAATAAAATGATCAAGAGATCTCCACTGGAAATGTCTAATGGCAAGAATCTGTGGACCAAAAACAATCCGATCATGACCATAATCGTCAATGTAAACGTTGACATTAGCGCCAATATTCCCACCGTTATGTTGAACAAAATGATTTCCATTTGAAATCTTGACAAAAGCATCGTTTTTTCTAAACCTAAAGCAGCTCTTATGGTTTGTTGGGAGATCCCATTTATATTGCATTGAATGAAATGGCGATTTCCCTGGGGTGTCATATTCTGTTACGGAATGATTTGTGTATAACGTTCTATATACGTCAACGTTTTCGGCATCTAGTTGACTGAAGGCATCAGAAAGAGTTTGATTTGGCGAAAACCAAATTTCATCTATATCAAAAGGAATAATCCACTGTGCACCATTTTCTCTAGCTCTTTGCGCTAGAGCGGTCATCTTTTCACTTTGAGTATATCCGACAACATCATCTTTTAAAAGAACAACTTGAGTATCGCATCCATGCGATTGTATGTGCTCCTTGGCTAGATTCATTTGTTCCCAGGTATTATCTTTGGATAAATTATCTGCAATAATAATTCCGTTTACTTTATTTGCAGCGAGATGAATCATGGTGTGATATATGATATCACCCTCATCTCTTGCCATTCCAACTGCCCATACATTAGACATTTCTATCTTCTCCCATTGTCGGCATGAAACCGTTTGTGCAGTTCCACTGCACTGACTTTTCCCTATAAACTTTCCCCTGCAAAGGTTTATCATAATCTATTGGATGAAATAAGAATCCATTTTTTTCTATTCTATCAAAGAAGTATGCATCAGCGCCGGACCAGGCGTGCGGGTGATCGTCCCATCCGTCTACTAAATCAAACACTCTTCTAGTTGTCATGACTTGATTATGGTCTAACTTATCAGCGCCTCTTTCCAAAGGTGAACTAAACCATCTAACGCCTCTACCATCTAATCCCCAGCCATCAATATTGCCATCTGCATCTAGGATGTGTTGTGCGCAGAAGACAACATCGTGTTTATTTTTTTCCGCTGAAAAAACCATTTTCTCAATCATCTCAGGATAATAAAAGTCATCGTCCGCCAAATAGCAAATGTATTTTGATCTTGAATATAAACGAACTGCGGTGTTTATCTGAGTAGCATATCTGGCGGTATTTAACCTATCTTGCTCTTTGATAAATGAATTAAAGAATGTTATTCTTTTATCTCCACGATAATTATCAACAACATCACGAATTACATCCATGACTTTTGTGTTTGGGGAATTGTCTTCTGCAATAATTAAATGAATATTATCGTAGGTTTGCTGAATGACTGAATGTATTGCTTTTTCTAAATAGCTTGGCTTATTATAGCTAGTTAATACAACTGACACTTCTGGATTATTCATATCTTTCCTTTTTACAAAAACATTTTGCGGAGAGGGTGGGATTTGAACCCACGGACACTTTTAAGGGTGTCGACATCTTAGCAGGATGTTCCATTCAACCGTGCTCTGGCACCTCTCCTAAATATATCAGGGAACTATGCCTGGGCGCTCTACATCTTCTAACAATCTAGTTCTGCTCCATGCTCCACATGAGTTACAGAACCACTGTTGATAGGTTCCTATTTGAGTATAGCGTTGACCTCTACGCTGGAGGTCGTCTGACCCACATGTCGGACAACTGCATTCGCCAGAATAAACGTTGAGATTTGGATGATTAGTCATCCAAGGTCTTAGCTTCATATAAACTTTACGTAACAAATCGACATCCTGCTTTGCATACTTGGTCATTAGTTTCCAGGCTTTCAAATCACCACGCATACATCCGGCCCATGTTTCAAAGCCGCCCGTATCAACTTTTCTTCCAACACCCAAGTGCTGACCAAGGTGATCTAACTTATTGCTATTAAACATGAAATATCTTCTAGCAACTTTTAAGGTATCAATTTGTTTAACTGGAGATGTTGGACCAAGATTGTGGTAAACAAATCTAGCGTTTGCTTTGCGCATATCAAATCTATCGCCATTATGAGCAATAACAATATCGGCTTCATCTATTAATTCCCATAGCTTCTTGGCAACAAAGAAGTCATTTTCTGGATCTTTTTTATATGCGTCAGGAAAATCAATTAAAGAACACACCTGTGTCTTACTGTCGCCTTCCCATCTATAGGAAACGCATAGCAGATACCATTCTCTGTCGTGCTCAATAACATTTTGTTCAAAGTGACCCCAAACATAACTTAAGTTTGGAGCTGTTTCTATATCATAATATAAAATTTTTGCCATAATAGCACCGTCTCTTTATTTGAGTAACATCGGTTGAATACTACATATACTTATACATTATAACACAAATGGTGGCACGATGCTCATACTGTCACATCGTGCCACCATTATAATAAGTAATTATGCGTTTAACACTTTCAATATAACAAAAAACAATTTTTGAAGCTGATCCTCCATGAGCGAAAGTATTATTTCTTTGTCGTCGCCCAAAGTTATCTTTACTATGTGCCCATTAATTAATGATCCATCTCCAGTTATCATTGGTGTCTGACCAGTAATTTCAATATTTTTTATTGCTGGCATAAAGCCAGAAAAAACTTCATCCATTATTTTTTCTTTTTCTTTTTAAAGGTAGCAACATTTTTTGGAGCTTGCCCTTTAACACCTTTCGAAGGAGTGCCTTGAGACCTTTTTCTTTGAACCGCACTTCTCCGCTGAGAAGAGGATAGTGAATTGGCTTTGGCGACAGGAAGGCACTTTGCATAACCGCCACCTTTGCCAGACGTTCCACAAGGCTGCCACTTGCCATTCTTTTTTGGAGCACCAATGTTAACCCATTTCTGATTAAACCATTTAGTTAAACCAACACCTTTTGGTCCAGCCATAGTATATCACTTTTTCTTTTTAGGTGCAGATGTCGTTCTCCATGCTCCACCCTTGGACTTATACCATTTTACCGCCCATGCGTTAGCATAGGCAGAAGGGTAAACATCAAACTTTGATCTAGCCATAGATTTAGCTTGACTCCATAGCTTAGGATTTTTTGCTACATTTCTTCTTTGTGCCATTACTCTTGATCCTGATCATATACTCCATAGCCGCTACCGCTTGACTTCTCTTTGTCCTTTAGGCCATTAGCTGCAAGCACGCCGGAAAGACATCCGGAAAGGAATAGAACGATTGGAACTAATAGGGAATCAATAAAGGCCTTGTCATTTGGCGACTGCTGATCAATTGGTTGAGTCACAAATACAAGCGCATACATAACGCCAACAACTATGACTGCAAAGGTAAAAGCTAAAGTTGCACCTACAAAGAAGACCATTCTAGCTTTAATTTCACTGTTTGTATATCTTTTTTTTACATTACTCATTCTGGTATACTCCCATAAATATCCTCTGGACATGTTCCAGAAGCTTCACAAATAGGTGGCTTACAATCCGCACTCTCCCAATTAGCTGGATCCTGACATGGGTAACGATACGAATCGTTACAACCACTTAAAAGACCCATGCAAAAAGCTCCGACAATTGCAGTTAATACAAGTATTATTTTTTTCATCAGAACATTTTATCCCATGTCACCGGACCAACAACACCGTCAGCCTTTAAACCATTTGCTGCTTGCCATTTTTTAAGGGCTTCAACAGACTTAGGACCAAAGTCGCCATCGGTCTTAGCGCCGATAACACCCTGAACTAAAGCAGCAGCTGCGCCTTTTGAGCCTAACTTAACTGGTGTTCCAGGATAATTGAATACCATAGGGCCAGCCTCAACTGATCCACCGGAAGGAACAATGGCTTCAACTGGAGCTGCTGCTGAACCATCTGGCTTAGCGTCCCCTAGGCAGTACTGCCAGTGCCAAGCTTCGAATTCTTTTGAGTTCTTATCTGATGTTTGAAGATAAAAGCCCCACTTAGGAGCATTTGCACACATCCACTCGAAGCAGGCTCCGCCCATTGACTGTAGTTTCCCATTAGCCTCGTAACCAAGATCTATGGCTGTACCCCAACCATGATTTGAGCCCTTGACTCCAGTGGGATCTGGTGCAGCTGACGGAGCATTACCCGGCTTTAAATACCAGGTCTTACCTTCATATTGACGGGTTACCTGTGGGCTACGACCCTGATCTGTTGTGGAGTAGCGAGAAAGAAACATATCCAACTGACTCTTAAATGAACGATAATCTCCAACATTGCGAAGCTTAAAACCAGCAGCCATTGCAGCGTCGTACATCTTATTGAACTCTTCAGCTACAGGTGCATACATCCGTCCACCAGTCTTAACATTAGCTAGCAGATTTTCAGGAAGCTGACCATTCTTATGCGCCTTTAATGCAGTTGGGACAACGTGTTTAATGTATGGATAAATCATAATCTTAATCTCCTAAATCACTTCTTTTTCTTATTTTTATTTGTAATCTTTTTCAAAGTCTTAGCAAAATTTGCCTGCTGGACAGTCAGCTTGCTGTATCTACCAGGATTCTTGGTTACAGCTGACGCATAGGCTGCTGGTGTTTTTCCAGCTTTTTTAGCTTTAGCCGTAAAAGCTCCAGGTCTTTTAATTGCTTTCTGAATCCATTTTTTATCAGTTGGCTTTGCCATTCTTTAAAACCTTTCGATTAAACATAAATATTGATATGCCTATAGTAATCAAGAAAGCGCCAATGCCCATGGAAGAATTGCTATCTTGCCCAGTTGTTGGAAGAGGTGCACTTATGGTATCCTCTGTCCCATGGTCATGAGTGCTATGGTCATGAATTGTGGTTGTGGTTGGATCTACAATTATTTGTGGTTCAGTTGTAGTTGTTTCCGGAACAGTTGCAACAACGGTAGTTGTCGTTTCAATAGTGGTAGTGGGGGCAGGAGGGTCCCAGGAAACTGTAATTGAAACAACTTTAACTACACCGTTAACCGTTGCACTAGCGGTATACACTGCTGTACCTTGAGATGCTGTATTAACTGTAATGTTAGCTATTCCATTAGAATCTGTGGTTGCAGTAAAAGTTTGCCCTGAATCTGGTCCAGAGGAGACGGTCATGGAAACCGTAACTCCAGCCTGTGGAACTCCTGCTAAAGTTTGCGCAGTAGCGGTAATTGTAATTGGCTCACCAGCACGAGGTTGCTGAGGGCTATAAGAAAGAATAAAAGAGCTAGGAAGAGAAACGCTTCCGCCTCCAATAGAAACAGACTTTCTAGAGTCACTTGCGCTAGGATATGGATAGTCTACAAGTGTTTTTAATGTGCCCACATTACCAGTAAAATAACCGTGCCAGCATGCAGCGACAAGTGTATTACTAAGACCAAAATCAGCAATACCGTCTGTTGTAGCTTCTGGCCCCCCGTTGCATCCACCATTATTGTATACTGCTTGCGGTAACAGGGCTGTTAGCCATCCATATGAACCAAAGTTAGCAAAAAGACCACCGCCACCATTGACAAAGTCTGCTATCTTTTCTGCGTTAGCTGTAAAAATATCTTCTGTACTGGAAGCGCGATTCCAGTTGTCCGGTATCCATAATACCGCTGGAGGATTAGAGGTGATTGTGCTACTGAAGAATGTGCTTATTTCTGAATCTGTAACATAAAAATCAATCTGAGGTGCAGTAGAAAATTCAGCTAAAAACTGTGTACTTAATTGGGTAGCCCAGTCAGCTCCACATGAGGTTGTAGTAGCGTTTGAGCCAACAATGGCGATATGTCCATTATTTAAATTTCGCGCACCATCATGCACCTTCTTTAAAACCTTGGCTATATATTGACCAGTACTTTCCCATCCAGAGTGGCAAACTGGATCCATTCCATCCAACACAATTGGGCCACCACCACCACTGGTAGCTAAGGCCACGGATGAATTGCTAACTGGACTGATAAGCAGTCCGATACCTAGAGTAATTGATAATACTGATAAGATGTTTTTAAATTTAGACATATCTCCCTCGATCTTTAAGTTGTCCGCAGAAGATATAGTAATGATACAAATAAAAAAGAAGGCTATGGCGTTTTTACCATAACCCTCTTTAATTGAAATGATTAGATTACTTTTTCTTTTTCTTTTTTAATATTGCTGACTGAATAAATGGAGGAAGCTTCTTCTGAGCTGGAGTAAGACCAGCCATCTTTTTTGAAGTTGATCCTTTTGCAGCACTTGCTTTCTTCTTCATTGCCATAATTATTACCTTAATCTTAAACTAAGACTGAAAATTAATTTCAGTACATCTTCTTGCCACCCATTTTCTTGGAACCGCCCATTTTCTTGGCGCCCATCTTCTTAGTGCCCATTTTCTTGGATCCACCCATTTTTTTCTTACCCATACCAGTATGACCAGACATAATTACACCCCCTTTACTTTGCTTTTGTTTTCGCTTGATTTCTTATAATGCCACATCATATGATCATGCATTTGATCATCTACCTTGTCCACCTGTTCGTCAACATGATCTATCTTATGATGTAAATTAAGTATTTCATCCTTAACATCTATCAGCATTGTTGCAACAACATTGTGATCATTTTTATTTTCAGTTCTACTCTTCTGAACAAGAGCTGCAAGAATTCCGCCTACAGCAGCGATGACAGCAACAATGATGGCTTCCATGTCAAGATCCCTTAACCCATTTCTTTGAGGGTGACTGAGTTTTGCTGGGGCTCCATTTAACTTTATTGGCCCAGTATGCAGCCGACATCTTGCCTTTGGAAATATTCTTTGCATGGCGTGAGGCAAAAGCTTTTCTCTGACCAACAGTTTGATTTGTTTTAACACCCTGTTGACCAAAACGTATTGTCTTAATTTGATCCCCCTGCTTAGCTACTACAATGTGAGATTTTGTAGGATGACTAGGTGTACGCTTTGGTTTGTTAAAACCAGAAACACCAGCTTTAGTTAATCGTGAATCTTTTTTAGCTGGCATTAGCTACTCCTTCGCTTAGAGCTATTTGACTTTTTACCAGAGGGTTTAGAAATTGTTCTGCCAACGGTTTTTTTTATGGAACGATACTTTTTATCTTTAGTTTCCATGTGATTTTTTTCTTTATTACCCTTTTTGGGTATAAATCTTTCGCCATGATCATTAGCTATAGGGGGAAATTCTCCAGCCTGTCCAGGAACTGCTACTCGAAACTTATCTTTTTTCTTTTTAATTTGAGCCATATCTAGTCCTAAATCAATAAAATAAAGTTATTTCTTTTTTCTTTTTTTCTTTGGCCTAGCAGAAAGAACTGGACCATTACTTTTTTGATTATTTGTTCCCATTCTTGGTCCACTAATGTAGATAGATTTCTTAAAAGCCATTATTTTTTACGCTTCTTCTTCAATCTATCAGCTGACGATATTGCAATAGCTATTGCTTGCTTTTTGGATTTAACTACTGGACCACCTTTTCCTGAATGCAAGGTGCCCCTACCGAATTCTCCCATAACAGACTTAATCTTTTTTTGATAAGCTGCTTTCTTCTTACTTGCCATTATTGTTTTTTGTCCAATGACTTGAATATTGACCACCAGTTTTCTTGGTATCAATAACATTCATGACAGAATCTTTGAGTAGTTTATAATAATTTTTTTCTGAGGATGTTTTATTACCCCAACCTTTATCGGCCATAATTAACCACCTTACTAATAAAAAAAGACTAGTTATATAGTAACATTTCTGCCACTATATAACTAGTCTTTACTGCTATTAAAATGTTTAATATTAGATATTTTTATTTTGTTTTTGTGCAGCAGGAGCTTTTTTAGCAGCTGGCTTCTTGGCAGAAGAAGAACCTTGCCCCTTTGGTCTGCCAGGCTTTTTGGCAGTTGGTTTCTTGTCAATGCAGGTTTCATCTTTTACGGGCGAAACTGGCTTCACTGAAGGTTTTGGCTCAGCCTTAACTTCTGCTAACACAGGCTTTGGTGTGCTAACAGCAGGAGTAATCGTTTTAGTCTTTTTCAAACCAAAAATCTTCTTAATTAAATTAATCATTTTATCCTCTTCTTGCTATTGGTGAATTTATAGTAATTAACTTGCTTATTATTTACCCTGCTGGGAATCTTTTATCAGCATGTAGCGCTCACCAGTTTCTTTTGACGCAAGAGAAAAACCATAGGATACAGCCTCCTCTATTGCCGAAGTAAGCGCCTCTTTATCTTCAAATGAAACTCCATGCAAGGGTATTGTCACTCCTGCATAGACATCAATATTTTCAAAGTTTCCAATATTGATTTTTCTATTTACCCCACATATTACTATGGGAGAACTTGTTAAAGATACTTCATTACTCAAAAGGTTCACCACCTGATCTAAGGGAGAATCTATAGATTGCTCCATTGCTGTTTTGGTTATTTTAGGCATACGCGTTTATATATCCGTTTATTATTTGTATTGTCTGAGAAGCTTGATCTTCCATCGACATGTTGTCTGTATTTATTATAGCAGATGCTAGACCTTTTACCAAGTCACATTCTTGCTCCGATACATGAGAAGATTGAGCTTCCGTCATAAGCATGCCGTCTCTCTTCATCATTCTAGCATTTCTAGTTTCATCTGAAGCGTCAAAGTAGATCACCATTCCATTTGGATGACCTAATATCTTGCTAGCCTCATTTACAAAACGAACGTCGGAAATAATAATTCCAACAGGAAGCTCATTTTCCTCGTATGAATCGGCAGATATAATACTTCTATGCATTTTCGATGCCTTGTAGATTACCCATTTAGCGAAGCATTCGGGATCATATAGTCTGCATAGATCTCCTGCTTTTTGCAGGAAGCTTCTTGGCTTTAGTGGCTCTTGCTCTATTGGCAGAGCGTATATCTGTTCAACTAAATCAGTAAAGTGCCTATAGTCCGGTATATTACCTAGGGCACTACCGCCAAATAAATCAAACAAAACTTGATGAATAGCAAATAGCTGACGATCTTTTTGACGAAGACCTAATGTGGTTCTTTTAATAGAGGCAATCTCATAGAGTGGTAGCGTAAAGAATATGTGATCCCATATTATGGAATTACTTACCGGATTAACAGACGCCATTATCAAAGGATATTCTTTGTAATATTTTTTATCTAAAATCATACTATCTATTATAGCAGTTACATCTTGGAAATGTGTTCTTTTCTTAGTTCTAATTCGTCAAGAAACGTATTTGCTAGTGCGTCAGGCTCCCAGACAAAAGATCTTTTTACTTGAACTACACGAAAGTTAAACTCATCTTTTATTTCCTCTATAGTCATCAACAGAGGAATTAATGAACGACTCCTGCACTTAGCCTTACCATTTATCTGGCTAGCAACCGTAGAGGAATCAGTATATATAATAGGGTCCACTAAATCAGCCATAGAGCATATCAGAAGGCCAGCTATTACAGCCTCATACTCTGCTTCATTGTTAGTTCTTGGGCCGAGTCCTCTAGCGAACTGTGCTATCTTTTTTCTATTTTTATAGACCACGACAGCACATGCTGCCTCTCCAAATTTTTTTTGGCCCTGGCCTCGTGATGCGCCATCACAAAAAACTTCTATGTTCATTTAACACCGTTTTCAGTTTGTTTTAAGCAAAGAATATATGTCAAGGAGCATATTTTCTACCTCTTGTCTAGAATATAATTCCCTGTCTTGGGAAGATATTTCAAACAAAAAGTTTTCAATTTCTGACTTTAAATCAGCTGTTTGCTCCTGAGTCAATTCTAATGTCATATTTAATTCCGTATTTCTTGGCGGTGTTAATAATATTTTTTTCTTGAGATTCAGAAGATACCTGTATGGTTTTATTTAACAGATATCTATCGCCTTCATATTCAACTTGAATTGGAAAATTTAAATCACTTCTTTTGGACGAGTAAAACTCCTTAGAAGAAGCAACACTCTTATAGTAACCTATAAACATATATTATCCTTTAGTATGTGCTAAAAAAATCAGACTCCATAAAAGAGCCTATGTCTTCTCTAAATGAGGCAACTTGCATGGACTGTATTTTGTCCATCAACTTTCTAGCTGACTCCGATGCTATTCTTGCAGCGGATTCCATGGCTTCAGCCAGATTGACAATTGCCTCACATGTTACTAGAGCAAAGTATTCATCCTCTGCAGCGTCCATAGCTGCAGCCTCTCGCTCTGCTTCGTTTTTTCCTACACGATTTGATTTGTAAACTTTCTTATATTTCCCTTCCAATATCTTGTACTGAGCTCTAGCTATTCCCGCAAATCTAGCTGCTCTACCGTAAACATTAGACGTTCTAGCGACCAGTGAAGCTATCTTTTCTATGCCTAAATCTACGACATCAGTTTCCGGAATTTCGATAAAGTATTTGTATGAATTATCGTTGTCATTGTAGGCGTCTATAACTTCTTTTAGCTGAGGGCCAAGGAACTGCTGTAACATTTCCTGAAGCTTTTCAAGAGTTGAACTATTCATTTAGTCTCCATTTTTAACAGATAGTAAAGTTCTTCATACGAGAACTCGTCTTCCAAAAGGGTTTGTTTAATTTTTTCTCTAACTTTAGACAAATGCTCTCTTACGGTATTTGGATGCTCATTGACAATTTGAGATATTTGGCTAGATCTTTTTCCATCAATGTATCTCCACTTTAAAAGCTGTCTTTCTTGTATGGATAGCTTATCAAATGGTCCTTCTACTTTCTCTCCCAAAACCCAGAATTCATCTATTTTATCAGTTGCCATTAGTTTTTCCATGCTGTACTCTATTGGATCAGCCTTAAACCCAACAACATAATCTTCGTCACTTTCATCGTTTGTTGCTTCGTCATCAAGGAGTGGGAAAGTCTTTCTGCCAAGTTGATCAATTAAAAATGTATCCACATTTTTCTTTAGAAGATAAAAAAAGTAACTATATAAAAATCCACTAAACGGTATCGGCCCCTTTGCTGAATCCTTTCTTTCGTACCTGCCTAGGCATTGGAAGAACGTCATGTAAACTGTCTGCCGAATATCTTCTTCATCGCCATATCTTTTAGTCATATAATGAATGCCCCGCATTGTTTCATTTACGACTTTTAGATTATTGCCCTTTATTTTATTTTTCATCAAAGCGAATCGGGTAGAAGGATCTTTTATGAATAAAGATATAAACCTTCTAATGTCATAATCATTTAAATTAAACTTACAGTGATACAGTAACGAAATATATTTCGTTAAAAAGTTACTAAAGACTTGTAGCAGTTCTGCTTGAGCTTTTTGCGAACCCCTTTTGCTATCTGCTATTAGTTTTTGCATCTCGTCTTCTGCTAAAGAATAATATTGTTCTTTATAACTTGTCATTTTTTTCCTTCCCAGCAAACTATATATTCGCTGTAATAATCTCTAAAATCTTCGTAAAAAATAATATTTGGTACTTCTAAATCTTTCATAAAGTTCTTTGCGTCGTTTGAATACTTACTTATGACGCAGGTAAAGTTTTCAAATTCATCTGGATAATATCTCTTAAACCTTTTTAATTTTATCTTACTCTTATCATCTAGGTATCCTTTTATTTCTACCCAATCGTTATTTCTATTTAAAAGAAAGTCTGGAGTATATCCTTTGGTTCCCCTCTTAATTGGGAAAGAAAAAACAGTAGGTTCAAATTGAAAATCAATTTTATAGATTCTTAATACTCTAACAAAATTTGCTTCCCAGCTAGAACGGACATTCATGTCTATATCTTTTCTGTATCCAGTTTTGGTATACTGATACGCGTTTCCTTTTTTCCTGGAAATTACAGCGTCGTTTTCAATTATCTCAGAATCAATAGATTTGTTCCTGATGTTTTTCAAATTGGGATGTTTTTTAAAAGAAGATTTCTCCAAAAAAAACTCTTCTGGGTTGACAATCTGTATGGTCATTGTGTATCCTTTATGCATCAAGATAATTCATACATAAAGTATACACTATCTTGGTAAAAAAATCAAAATAGGTTGCAAATCCAAAAGAAAGAGAGTACACTGTTCACCATGAACACTTTAAAGACAATCATCAACAGCATCAATCAGACGATCAACGAAGAGATCATTGACGACATGACCAAGGTTCTTGGTTTCGACCACCAGTCGGCTGTCAAAATGGTAACTGAGTTTGAGGATTTCGACCTTTGGCTCTCTGCTGAGGAAAATCCTGTAACAGACTTCTGATTGTTGCTTCAATAATAAAAAAAGGCCGGGGGAAACCCCGGTCTTTTTTTTTATCCATTACTCTTTTTGTTCCTAAAAACACCAGTTGGACAAGCCCCACTCTTTGCGTGATCACAGTACGAGCAGATCCGCACATTTGATGTTGCGGTAAAGTTTGTATCATTGATAATCTTTGTTATGGAACTTATTAATTTTAACTTTACATTTTCAATATCTTCAGGTGTGAAAAGATGGCCTTTCTTTTTACCAGATCTTAAGTAGTGCAGCTCGGCGTATATCTCTTTCTCTGGAAAGATATTGTGCATAGCCAGTGCATATATGCCTAGCTGTAAATTATTTGCAATATCCTTGAGGGTGACTTCCCATTTGCCAGTTTTATAGTCAATAATATTTACCCTATCACCGACAATATCGACCCTATCTATAAAGCCTATTATGCGATATGACCCTATAATGAAATCAAATCCTAATTCTTTTTCATAAATATTAAATTTCTTATCAGAATATTCATCATAAAATTCCTGTAGGATAACAGATCCAACTGATATTAAATCTTTTGGTATATTATCTTCTGGGTCCCAAATGGGAATATTTTTATTATATTCCTCTTCTAATTCGTTTAGGTCTAGCGTTTTATCATTATCTAAAACATTTTCTAGAACAGCGTGAACTATATTGCCCAGTACAGCTGGAGGATTAAATAACCGTGGCTCTTTAGCTATATAAGAATAAAAGTATTTAGCCGGACACTGTTGATATGTATCTATTCTAGAATAGGAAAAGTCTACCAAAGATAATAGTTCTAGATCTTGTAAATCACTATAACTTTTAATTTTAATTGAACTCAAAAATAACTCCTAATTACTCTTCGTCTGGATCAAATATCAATAATCCATTTTCATCGTATTCTTTTCCATTTTCATCTATTGTGTGTCCATTGTAAATATTTTTATAGCCACCACTTTTAATAGAAACCCATCCTGATTCACCTATTTCCATGTGATCACTTTCTTCATAGGGCCACATTTTCACCTCCTATAGAAACAGAAACTTCGGTAATGTCATCTGCATTTAGATAGTAATGAACAACAGTTAATAAATCTTTTAGATCATTCTTCGTAAGATAGAAACCAACACACGTACATTGAATAAAGAGCTTGTCTTCATATCCGTACGTTGGATCACTATATTCCGTTAGCTTTATGTTTCCCTTTTGAACAATTGCTGGTATCATTTTTTACTCCTCGTAAATAGTTACTGGATTCCAATTTGGATCATCCAATTTTTCTCGCATATCGTTTACGTAAGAATCCCAATCTCTTTCATCTTCCGTTTTCTTTTCATATCTAACCTGACCCTTAAAAGGGTTTGATTTAAATCTTGTAAGAATTAATTTTCCTTGTTTTGTTTTCCATCTTAAAACGCCGTTTTTACAATCGCAAAAATCTTCGTTATCAACAGATATCTTTAGGTCTGGATCATATCTTCCACTGCATCCATTGCAGCGTGTATATCTACCCTTGTCCTGGCATCTATTGCAGGAGGGACAGAACGACCAGCACCATTTTTCAACTGGATTTATTGTTGGCCCAATACTAGACATTTTCTTTCTCCATTCTAATAATATTTTCTATAACAGATTGAACTTTTGATGATGTATTATTCTTAAATTTAAATATATATTTGTGATTACCATTAGTCATTTGCATGAATACTGGTTTATCACCTTTTGTTGATTCAATTATACCATATATTTTTTCAATTAATGATGGAGAAAAGTTTTCATCTATCTCTAATATTATTGCCTTACCGCTGGAGAATATTTTTGAATCAACTTTTTCAGAAGAGTTATAATATAACTTAACTATTGAATTTTCTTCGTCGCCCTCTTTATTTACTGAACCATTAACTATTAATATGTCACCTTTAGAGAAAGGTGTTTCACCCAAATTTTTTAATGACTTTGGGAATACAATAATTTCAATATCAGAAGATATATCTTCCAATATTAACTTATACATTTTCATTCCCTTTTTTGTCACCATGGGTTTTACATCGCTTAATATTCCACCAATTTTTACTTGAGTATTATTAGATAGTTCTGATAAGTCAAATATTTCATAATCAATTTTTTTAGATAAAATGTCCCATATTCCATTAACAGGATGGTCGGTAACATATATCCCTAATTCTTCTTTTTCTATCTCAAGAAGTTTGATTTCTTGAATTCTATTTAACTCGTTATCCTCTATATTAAATAATTCATCAAGTGCACCAGCTTTAGCTAAATGTTCCAATGTGCTCTTTTTCAAAAGAGTTGCCCCACATCTTCTGAAAAAATCATGCATGTTTGTGTATGGCTTTGACTGATCCCTAATTGAAACTATATTTTCTGCTATAGAGTTACCGATTCCGTTAATTGCAGATAAGCCAAAAATAATAGAATTGGAATCTAATACCTCAAAGTCTATGCCAGAGTAATTTATTGACGGCGGCATAACGTTAACGCCTAATTTTCTACAGTCTGCCAAATATAATGATTGCTTGTCCTTGTTCCCTACAACAGAAGACATCAAAGCTGCCATATATTCCACTGTATAATTTGTTTTTAGATATGCAGTAATATAGCTAATCATTGCATAGCTCGCTGCGTGCGCTCTGTTGAAACCATAGCCACCAAAATATTCTATGTCGGAAAATATTTTATTAGCTAAAGTATCGCTTATTCCTGAATTTTTGATGCAGTCTTGAACAAATTTTGATCGCATATTAGCTATTTTTAAAACCCGCTAGCTCTCTAGCAACTCCAAGAACATCTTCCTGGTATAACATAATGCCAAGAGATGGGCCCAATACCTTTTCTAACTTAGGATGCTCGTATTTAACCTTACTGCGACCATGCTTGCGGTCAATATACTCCCTATCCATTCCAGAGCCCATTGGGCCCGGACGATAAAGAGAAATTAGGGCCATTATGTCTTCTATGTTTTTAGGCTGAAGCTGCATCATTAGTTGACGCATTCCTGAAGATTCCAGCTGGAAAACTCCGATGCAATTACCACGACATAACTGCTCATAAGTATTATGGTCATCAAGTGGTATTTGATCTATGTCTATATCTATATCGTGATGTTTTTTTATTAACTTCACACATGAATCTATAATGCCAAGATTTCTTAGGCCCAAGAAGTCAATCTTTAACAGGCCGCATTGCTCCACTCTACCCATGTCCCATTGTGTCACCATGGGGCTATTAGCGCCCTTTTGCATAATAGGCAAGTATTCCGTTAGCGCATCTCTTGATATAACAATACCAGCTGCGTGCATGCCCGTTTGTCGAACTAGGCCCTCTAAACCAAAGGCAGCATCCACTATGCTTTTTGCGTCAGTATCTTTTTCATACAGCTGTTTAAAATCTTGAACTTCCATGCACTCAGAAAGATTCTTGGAAACGCCAAGAACTGGAGGAGGAACAAGTTTCGCAACTGCATCGCCTGCAGAAAAATCATATCCTAAGGCTCTTGCTGCGTCTCTAATTGACTGTCTAGCCCCTGTTCTGTTGAATGTGCAGATATGCGCTACATGATCAGATCCATACTTAGTTCTAGCGTAATTGATAACTTCATCACGATACCTATCGTCAAAGTCTAGGTCAATGTCGGGCATTGACTTTCTACCCTCAACGAGGAATCGTTCAAACATCAATCCAAACTTGATAGGGTCTAAATTAGTAATTTTGAATGCGTAGGATAGAATACTTCCAGCTGCAGATCCTCTTCCCCAGCCAACTCTTACATTATTATTTTTAGCCCAATTAACAAGATCTGAAACTACAAGAAAGTATTCAGTGAATCCCATTTCTTTTACAACACGAATTTCGTGATTTGCTCTATCAATAATATGCTGAGGAAGTGGATCCCCATATCTTTCACGCAAGCCAGTCCAAGCTAATCTATCAAAGTATTCTACAGAAGTTTCAAGAGTTGGTATAGGGAAATCAGGAAAGTGGATATCCCCAAAGGTTAAGTTTAAATCAACCATGTCACAAACATCCATACTGTTTTTTAGCCAGTCTGGATTAAATTTAGATGACATTTCATCGTACGACTGTAGATAAAATTCTTCGCCACTAAATGAAAATCTATTAGGTGTATGAATGTTAGCGTTTGTTGCAACGCACAACATGATGTCATGCGCTCTAGCATCGCACTTATGGACATAATGGCAGTCACCACTAGGAACAACTTTTGCACCTATAGTTTCTGCAATTTGTACTAATTGATTAAATACTTTTCTTTGTTCACCTAAGCCATGGTCTTGAACTTCTATGAAATAGTTTTCTTTGCCAACTATATCTTGCATCTTTTTAGCAGCAGCGAGTGCAAAGTTGTAATCATCTCTAAGTAGAGCTTGACAGATTTCGCTATTCAAACATCCAGAGAGTACAATTATTCCTTCCGCATGTTCAGAAATTAAATCATGGTCAATTCTAGGCTTTACGTAATATCCCTCAAGAAAGGACCTAGAAGACATTTTGATAATATTTTTATAACCTATTTTATTTTTAGCTAAAATGGTTATGTGATATGGACCTCTCTGTTCCCATTCGTTTTTAGAAGGGCCAGATCTTTCTTCTTCATCTCTATCAAATCTAGATTTTCTAGCTTGATAAAATTCAGAACCGAGAATTGGCTTTACCCCTATCGATGTGCCAGCGTCATAAAAGTCTAGCCATGAATGAATGTTTCCATGATCAGTAGTAGCTAAACCTTTCATGCCCAAAGACTTAGCTCTAGTCAAATATTCTTCTATGTCACCGTGTCCATCTAGCATTGAGAAAACGGTATGGTTATGGAGATTAGTCCAGTTTTTCATCAAATGCCTCTACCTCTGTCTGACTCATTTAAAGATTGATCTCTTGTTTCTCTATAGGTAATTATTACAACGCCACCACAGTACTTGCAGGGCACTGCCTTTCCCTCTTGGGCAAAAGGACTTCTATACATGTAGCTGTCTGGTTGATCTGACTTACACTCAGAACAAACACCAACCACATCATCCGGATCTTTTATATTATCCATTTTTATTCACCTCCTTTTTTTATACTTTTATATGCAAAGCGGACTGGAGAAGGTGAAGATTGATCTTGCGTTTCCACGTATTTGTCCCCAACTTTAATCCACTTATTTCTTTTCTCCAAAGAACATTCTCCACAACCAACACCCACAGCATTAGCTCTTTCGCACGTGTAAGGTCTGCCGCCTATTCCAAGCTGTCTTCTTTTGATCCAGTCATTTATGTGACTATTAGTTTTCTCAATGTTGTAATCATCGCAATTACTTAATATGCCATGAAGAAACTTTACAGATTCATCGTTATATGTCAGGATGGAGCATAGAAATAGTCTTGCTTCATGTTCTAGATATTTTTTTTCTATAGCTTGTTGCCACAGTCTTTTAACGGCATGGCAATTTTCTACTAGACTTTTAGGGGTGAACTCTTTTTCTGATTCTTGAAATGATTTAAATGCAGACGATCCATGCTTATTGAAGTAACCAATAAAATCTTTAGACTTTTCCTTGTGCACTTCTAACTCGTACGTAAAACCCCTAAACCACTCATTGGCTTTGGCGCTGAACTGCTGCTCTGGCACTATGTTTTCAGAGGGGCTCTTGCAATAATCTATAATTGCTTCTAGGCCGGATTTTAATCTTTCTTCAGAAATTATATTTTTATATAAACCAGTCTCCTGGTGTATACTGCCAGCTAATCTCCACATTCTTCTTGCGTCATATACGCTAAAATCTAAAGATTCAATGCCTAATTTAGATTTAATATTTTCTGCTATGAATCTAAATATATTTGGTAAGTTGTTTGATGGGTTTATACCAAGGGCTATTGCTTCACATTCAATGTGGAAACCCTTTTTCCCTGTAAAGTAAACAACGATAGAATGTTTGGGTATAAAATTAGACAAATATTCATAAAGCTTTATGCAGTCATTTAAAGACTTTTGTTGATCTTTATTATCAATATCAAAGTAAAGAGAAGCTAATCTAGTAGCCGAATCCAGGCTCTTGTCGTTATATCTCCATATTGAAGTGTATAACCCTGTGTTATCGTTTTGTTTTACAAAATTGTCTAACTCCACATCAGTTATTAGAACTGGGAGATCGTTATTCTTAATTCTAATAACTCTATCTAAATTCTTAACATACTTTGCTATTTCAAAGTATTTCCAGTTAGAAATATATTTAGACTGGTCATCTGGCATCTTCACAGTATCTTCACCTTGGTATCGCTATAAATATTAATTTTTGCAACAACCTCTTCCGAGATGTTGTCTGCATTCGTTCTGTAATATACTGACTCTTTGATTATATCATCTAAATGATTTAAAATAAACGTTCTATTTACAATACGCTGATCTTTAGTCAGCTTGCTTTCTCCATTTTTCATTTATAAGCTCACTATCTTCTATAACTGTATGGATCTTACTTGCTATATTATCAGCAATGTGCACAATATAATCTAGGTACGTAATTGGATATGTTTCTGGAACCGGAGACCATGGCCCTAGGTGGCACCTAACTAGTCTTAGTATCGCCTGTATAGACTCTTCTGCTATAAACAGACTTGTTGACTGGGAATCATTTCCATATTCTTTATCATACATCTGGCAGTTCTGCACAAATTTAGCCACCGTATAAGGGTGCATTGGGTCATAGTGAAAAGAAGATGGATCATTAAAATCCGGAATACCCTTAGTTACATCATGAAGCAAGCATGCAGCTATGATTACATTTCTTTCATCATCTGATAAAGAATAAGAATCAGCTAAAATGCAAGCAACTCTGACTACTCTTTTTGTGTGCAGGACATTGCCACCATGACCATGCTCATCTGCTGGATGATACTTTCCAGAAAAACTAGAAGGAATGTCCCAAAAAATTTCTGCTTTCAATAAAACAGACCTAACAAAAGAAACTATTGCGTCATCAGTAATTAGATTTATCTCATCTATCAGTTGATTCAATACGTCG